CGCCACGTTATGCGCATCTGTTTCATGATGGATGAAAAACTTTTTGGTGATGTTGAGAAGGAAGTACGCGGTGTAAATGCCGGTGCGCCTTATGAAATTACATACACACCTAAGAAAGATATTCAAGGCGATTACTGGTGTGACGTATCTTACGGCATGATGGCTGGACTAGATCCAAACCGTGCTTTGGTATTTGGATTGCAAGCTCGTGGAGATAAGTTAATCTCACGCGATTTCTTGCGTCGTCAAATGCCTTGGGAAATGAACGTAACCCAAGAAGAAGAAAAGGTTGAAGTAGAAGCACTACGCGATTCGCTTATGGCGGCAGTTGGTGCTTACGCAAATGCTATTCCTTCACTTGCAGCGCAGGGACAAGACCCTTCAAAGGCAATCAATGCAATTGCCGCAGCGATTAAGGGTCGTCAAGCAGGAGATAACATTGAAGATGTTATTGCCGCTGCTTTCGCACCTGCACCACAACCAAAATCCCCAGAAGTCGCAGCCGCTGGTGCGGCGCCTCAAGGCGCCCCAGGACAGGCTCCTGCTGGGGTACCTATGCCGCAAGGCGCACCACAAGGTGGCGCGCAACCATCTGCCCTGCAAAATCTATTAGCAGGACTTTCATCTTCTGGCGCACCGCAGTTATCTGCCAATGTTGCTAGAAGGCAACCAGTCTAGTACTACTGGTTTCCACACAAAACCTATAGGAGAAAAAAATGGCTAAAGTAGCCCCACAAATGAAGGCAAGCCTTACAACAAAGGTTCCTTCACCAAAGATGCAAGGTGGACATGGTTCATCTGATGCAACAACTCAGAAGACAAAGATCCAAAAGAAGTCTGGTCCAGTAGGAACAGGCAAGTCTGACATTAAGTACAGCGTACAGCCTTCTGCTACACGCGGAACAAACCCAGGCGCTAAATAATTATGGCGGCAAATAAGCCGCTCCCAGTTAAAAATCGTCCACCACTTATTGACCCAAATTCAACTGCTGGTAAAATTATTACCAATGTTGTACCTGCTTTAATGGGTGGTGGATTATTAGCCAAGGGAGCCGAAGAAGCCGGTTCTGTAGCCGCTGCTAAAATTGGAGATAAAGTTGCTCAAAGAGTAGCAGAATCTACACCTGCTGGTAAAATAGGAAAAGCTGGCGGAGAAACAAAATCTATTAAAGTTAGTTCAGATAAGCCAGTAACTGTTTCTCGTACTGTTGATAAGACAAAAGTTACGACAACTAGCCCTGATAAAGTAGAATTAACAACTCCCAAAAGAACAGAAGCCCAACGTTTGGGCGACCAACAAAGTGGAGATACAAAACGTTTTAACGCTGTTGAAAGTGCGCAAACAAACGCACAAGCAGCCGCAAAACCTGTTACAACTTCTGCATCTGCTGCTGATAGAGCTAAAGGAGCAGCTGTTGGATTTGTTGCTGGAAAAGCATCAACTCCAGCACAACCTAGTTTAAATTCAAATCCAATACGCCAAGCAGGAAATAATACAACAAAATATCATCCAGATAATAAGCCGTCAGGAAAATAAATTATGCAAAAGGGTGAGCATATCCCTACTCGTTTTAACAAGTGGGACATGTTTGCCCTTTTTGCTGATCTAATTTCTAATATTTTTATAGCGTTTGCCAATTTTGCAAATGCACTAACTAATATTTTTGACACACAAGCAAGTTTCGTGGAAGACAAAAAAGACTTTCACGAGTATGCGGCTCGGACCATTGAGACACTACAAGAGGGAGAATGACTATGCCACAGGCGAAAAATCCAGCAATGTCATCAGGCCCAGGGGCTTTAAGCCAACGCACCGATGGTGGACCTGCATCAAAGCAAGCACAACGGTATATCTCAGGTATGCCTAACTACGGGGATGGACAAGAATTGGCACTGCTTCAACAGCAAGCACCACTCTCTTCATCACCAGCACCAAAGCCAGCAACACCAGCACAGGTTCGCAATGCTGCTCAGCAATCTGCACCTACTGCTCAAGGAGCTGGACAAGCACAACCAGTAGTACCTTTGCTTGCCGATACTCAACGTCCTAATGAACCAGTTACTGCCGGTGCAGCAGCAGGTCCTGGCGTTGGCCCAGCAGCCCTTAATTTGCAATCTCCTGACATCGCTCAGTATCAAACTGCAAAACAAGGCATTCAATCAATGGCGTCAAACCCACAAGCATCTCCTGCACTTAAGGCACTAGCAGCGCGATTTAATCAGGGGTACTAATGCCAGGTACGCCAAACATCAATAATGGTGTAGCACCTGTTATCAATACACCTGCCAATGACATAAATACAACACTTGCAAACCATCCTGGCTTATCACAACAGCCTGGACTAGCAAGCGATGTAGCGTCATCTCCAAACCAAGATGGAACAGCAACTACTGTTCTTCATGCCACAAATGTCTCTAGTATGCAACAAGCTATTCAAGACAATGCCGCAACAAACAATAGTGCTGGCGTATGGCAACAATTATTTGGTGGAGCAGCAAAAGTTGTTAGCGGTGGTTTGGCATGGCTTAATAAGCCACTTCAACAGATTCAACAAGATTACAAGTTTATCCACTCAGTATGGGTACGCCACGGAGCTTTAGAAGGCTTAATGGCTGCTGCTGGTGTGGCAGGTGGCGCTACTCTTGGCGCATTTATAGATCAACCTGGACTTGGCGCAGATTTAGCCGCAGAAGCAGAACGTGGCGTTGCAGGATTATTTGGCAAAACATATCGTGATTCTCTTTCCGATGCTACCAATCCTAACTATCAAGTTTCCTTTGGTCGTGATTTGGCTAACGCCGCAGCACAAGTACCTGGTCTTGGTGATTTAAAAAATACTAATACCGGTGTAGGTAAAGTAGTTTCAGGTCTTGGCGATGCCGCATTTGACTTTAAACTTGATCCTTTGATGGGCATTGGCAAAGCACGCACAGATATTCTTCAAGGTAAGATGCTTACCACTGAAGAGGGTAAATTAGTTACAACCATTAAAGGTCCAATGCGTGGACTAATGAATGGCATTACAGATTTTCTAGGTCAAAACAGCTTACGTGTATTTTCACCAGATCAACTAGATAGCCTTTATCAAGCTGGCAAAAATCCAACAGTTGCTAACATCCTTGCTGGTAATGCTGGCGGAACATATGTTCGCGCATTGAAGGGTATTGCAGATACTCTCAATGACTCAGCCAAAGCTGGATTTGCTCAAGCAGATATTGCTCAAAAGTTTCCTGGCTTACAAGGAATAGTTCAATATCTTAAGCCATCAGCAGTTACAGGTTCTGCCGTAACAGTAGATGACATTCACAAGGTTTTCCTACAAGCAACAACTGACTCTGAAATGATGAAGAATTTCTCAGTCAATGGAGCCACAATGGTTCCAAGCCGTACAGTCGTTCGTGCCGCCCTATCTAATGTAGCAGACAAACTGCGTCAATGGGATAGCAATAATGAGTTGTATCTTCGTGGCAACCAAGCAAACTTCTTTTTGCCTCGTAAGGGTGAGCAACTAACAGTTGATCCTGCAACTGGTGCTGTAGTCAACAGTGGAACTGGTCAAACAATTCTACCTGTAGCACTACGCCCATTTAACGGGGATGCTTGGAAGTCTGCTATTGCTGGTAAGGTACGCACATTTAGTGGCTACCTTCCATACAACATTGACAGTAAATCACTTGAACTTTCAAATACAAAGTTTGATCCAAACGATCCAGCATCTGCTATCTCAGTTTATCGTATTGGTCGTTTCTCATTGTCAGATCAATTGGCAAAGCAAAAGGCTACAGAATTTATCAATGGAAACATTGCTGACAAGAAGGATATCTATTCAAGCCTAGTCAATGAAATGTACAAGGCTGCTGGATTGCCAGATGACCCAGCACTTGCTCAACGCATTATGGATAAGTCCGCTGCGCTAGTACATGGTCCAATTGACAAACAAAATTATGGCGTAGGTCTTCTCTCAGATAATCGTGCATCTGTTGCCGAATTTGATGGCAAATCATCACCACAAGGTGCTTTTGAAGATCAACGCGGTTACTTTACTATGCCAGACTTTCGTGCTGTCAAAGGCGCTATGCGCGAGATGGGTACATACGGCAAGTTATACGGTAAGATAGATGACTTTGGTCGTCGTTATATTGACAAGGCTTTTAAGCCTCTCGCTCTACTTACTGGTGGATTTGGTCTGCGTATTGCCGCATCTGAGTTAATCCCAGCAATCTTCCGCTTTGGTTCAATGGACATTGCTAGGGCTAAAGTTGCCGGTGCCGCAGCTAAGATGAATTACAAACTTGCTGCTGGTGAAGATCAACACATTGTTGAAAATGCTATTCACGCATTATCAGAAGGCGCTGATCCTGTTGCATATCTACAAAACGCTGCCGATGCTGCACAAGGCAAGCCTATTCGTAAGGCTATTGCTGGTGGATTAAACAAGTTAGCAGATGAAAAAGACCTTGATCTAGCAGCTCGTATTACTATTGCAACCAAAGGCCATATGGCTACTGGAGCAACATTTACTGGTTATGGCATTCCTGCTGAACAGCAAGAGTGGATGCGCCAGATGGTTAACATTCTTGGTCAAGATGGTAAGCGTCGTATTGCTATGCCAAGTGGCGATTATTCTTACTTCAGCAATACAGATCCTTCTTTTGCCCTTCATTATTTTACTGAACTTTCAAAGTCAGCAACCACAACATCTCGTAATCAAATTGTTAAAGATGCTCTTGCTGAACTTAAAAAAGGTTCCACATACGATGAAGCATGGGAAGTGGCTCGTCTTAAGGATGAAGCCCGTATTCGCAAACTAGACTTTAATCATGATAATCCATCAGTCTTTGGCGCACCTACCAAAGTTGATCCATACGCTTCTGAGCGTAATGTTATGGCTGGATATATCAACGAAGATCCAACGGCTTTCTCCGCTCGTCGTGTAGACATCATGAAGAACCTATTTACAGGTCGTACTGTAGAAGATGCTAAGACTGGCTTGGCTAGCAATGCCGTCAACCAAAAGTTTATGGAAATGATTGCCAATGGTCAAAAGCCTACATTGGAGCAAATCAAGGCTCTTGAGCCTGAGTTACTTCCAAAGGCAGTTGCTGGTCAGCGTTATGACATTATGCCTGGACCAAACCTAGCACAACGCATTACACAACATGGCTTTGAGTACATTATTGATCCAATCATCAATAACATGTCTCGTCAACCTTTGTTTTTTAACCACGTCAAGCAAGAAATGAAAAGCCTTCAATGGGCTTTGGATAATGGCGTAATTAGCGAAGAAGAAGCAACACGCTTGGCTATGACCCGTGCTTCCTTTGCAATGGTGCCTCAGATCCACAATACTGCACTTCGTACACAATTCTCTGTGTTGGCTAACAACTATTTGCCATTCTACTTTGCGCAAGAGCAAGCTATGCGCCGTGCTGGATCTTTAATCCTTTCAAATCCTGATGCTTTCCGTCGTTATCAGTTAGTACAACAAGGTATGAATAACCCAGCCTTTGTACAAACTGATGCCAATGGCAACCGTATTGTTACCGTTCCTTACATCGGTGAACTTGGTGCTATGGCAATGAATGCGGCTAAGGCTATCGGTATGCCGGTAGTTGGCGGATTGCCTGTCAATATCACAGGTAATTTACAGTCACTTAAAACTGTTTTGCCTGAACTTAACATTCCTGGCGTCTCACCATTTGTATCAATTGCAGCCAATGACCTTGGTTCACTTGATCCAAACCTAGAGCGTGAAGTAAAGAAGTTGACTGGTGGCGGTGGATTCTCTACAAGCCTATTTGACCAACTTATGCCTAACAGCATTGCTCGTACTGTCTACCATGTTGCTAATGCCAGCGAGACAGAAACAAGTTTCTATAACGCAATGATGGCTTCAATGGCGTCTGCTATGTACCACAATCAAGTACCAGCATCTAATGATCCATTAGCACAACAGGCTTTCCTAGATCGTATCAAGAACAATGCTCGTTCTATTATGATTATGAAAGCAATCGTTGGCGCTGTAAGCCCATTGTCTGCCGCAGTTACTCAAGAAGACTTGGGTCTACGCAACGAGTTTTACAAGATTTTAGATAGCAAGTCACCTGTTACTGGTAAGCCAATGACTTACCCAGAAGCACTTGATGTATTCCTTAAAGAGCATGGTAATAGCGCAATTTCTTACACCATCTCTAAGACTCAAGCAGCAGTTAAAGGCGCAACAATGCCTTATACAGATTCCGCTATCAATTGGATTCAAAACAATAAAAATCTGCTTAGCGGTTTAAATGCCGTAGGAGCAGCATTCCTAGTTCCACAAATAACTAGCGGCACAGGCGATGCTCAAGCCATCCATGATGAAATTATCAAGATGCACCTTCGTTCACAAGATACGCCTCAACAATTCTTAACTTCATACTATGTCGCAGCTGGCAATAATGACATTGCCCAACAGCGTACAACACATGATAATGCTATGAATCAATTAAAGGCTAGTGGACAATCAACCACAGCAGAGCGTGCTAATTGGAATGCTTATATCACTGCATATGGTAAAATGAATCCATTGTGGTGGGATGACTATTCTTCTACTACCCGCACCCACCTTGCTCAAGTAGCGGCTAATGATATGCAGCAATTATTTGCTAGCAAGAATTTAGACCAGATTACAAAGCAATATGGAGAGCAAGCAGGGTTAGTTGCTCAGTTGTACAGCGATTGGAACCAACACAATAATGCGCTTTCACAAGCCCGTTTAAGTGGTGGTACCGGCGCAGTTACTGCTGAAAAAGATAACTGGCAGATTTACATTAAGGGTATTGCTCAACAAGTCCCACAACTAAATACTGTTATTAACAGTGTATTTTCAAGGTTAGGATAATAATGGCGCCAAAACCAAAGGTTACTACAACCACTGTGCCTGCATCATCATATGCGATGCAAAACAGTGCTGCTGGTACCACAACAATTGCTGGTCCAACATCTACTAGCCTAGGCGCTTACACACCTGCAATTTCAGCAGCTGGTACAGGCGCTGCCACAAGCACACGCGTACCAACAATGACATCGGAAATTCAACAACCCGATATTACAACAACTGCTTATATTACAAATCAAGTTTATCAAAATCTTATGGGTCGTGACGCTACTGCCGATGAGATTGCTCAATATCATCAGCAATTTACAGAGTATGCCAAGACTCACCCTATCTTTACCCGTCAGGCTACATATGATCCATCAACTGGATTGCCTTATGTAGCAGTACGAGATATTACAGCCCAAAAGAATCCATTGGCTGAACAAGACTTTATTACAAACATTGTTCGTCAAGGCGCAGATTCTAAGGCTTATCAAGCAGCAACTGGATACATGGGTGCTATGAACCAAGCAATGCAACAATTCGGGGGTGGCTTCTAATGGCTAACACACCAAAGCCAACTGCTGTTAAAAAAGCACCTGCTAAACCAATTCAAAAGTCTGCACCAGGTGTGCCAGCTCCAACTGGCCCAGCAACAGTTCTTCCTGCTGTAACAGGTCCTACCGGCGCATTTAACCCAGCAGATCCAGCATGGCAAAA